ACAACAAAAGAGTTTTTAGATCAGGTCTATGGGTCGGGTGTCTCGGCGAATCGTGGTCAGCCAAAGTATTTCGCTCCATTCGGGGACTTCACCTTCCTCGTCGGACCTTACCCGTCTGTGAATTACACTTGCGAAATCGTTGCAACCTACCGCCCTGAAAGCTTGTCGGCGACAAACCCGACTACGTTTATCAGTTTGTATCTGCCAGATTTGTTCATCATGGCGTCTATGGTTTACGTCAGCGCCTACCAGCGCAACTTTGGCCGTCAAAATGACGACCCGCAGATGGCTCAGAGCTATGAGGGTCAGTATCAAACTCTACTCAGATCAGCGATGATGGAGGAAAACCGGAAGAAGTTTGAGGCCGCTGCTTGGTCTTCGCAGTCTCCTTCTCCCGTTGCCACGCCAACGCGAGGCTAATCCATGCCGCATAATTCTTTCAAAATTCTGCCCGGTGTTGATCAAAACAAGACACTAGCCTTGAACGAGGCGGCGGTCTCGATCAGCCAGCTTATCCGGTTCATTCCGGATCGCACCTTGGGCGGTCTGGTTCAAAAACTTGGCGGCTGGTCTAGATACTATCCGAACACCATCAACTCTATTGTTCGCTGCCTTTGGGCATGGGAGGACACAAATGCTAACTCGTATCTCGGAGTGGGCGCAGAAGGTGCGCCAGCGGGTGGTGGAGGCGCTCTGCAAGTTATCGAATCTGGTGGCGCGACTGACATCACGCCTCAAAAGACGACCGTAAACATTGCGGTTAGCTTCTCAACGATATCTGGTAGCAATGAAGTCACCGTTACGGACACGGGGCGCAATGCCGACAATTATGATGTTGTTGATATACAGACGCAGGTAAGTGTCGGCGGCCTTGTCTTGTTCGGCCAATACCAAGTTAACAACCCCGGCGGCTCTGCTAACACATATAAAATATATGCGACTAACATTCTCGGTGAACCAGCTAATGCCGCGTTTACAACTTTGCTGTCTCCGCTCACGGTAACTGGCGCTTCTGGCACGGGTACGGTTGCAACATTAACGTATGCTGGTCCGCATACCTTTGTTGATGGTCAAGCAATTACCGTTACTGGTGTAAATCCTTCTGGATATAACGGCACATACATCGTTACTGGCTCCACATCGACAAGCGTTTCATACGCGAACACGACTACTGCTGCTTGGATAAGCGGCGGATCAATTAATGATAAGGGAGCAGTCCCTAAATTCACCACGACGAATGGCAGTGACTTTGTCGATGTGACGCTCGCTAACCATGGATATTTTGTTGGCGATACGTTCCCCGTTCTTGTCGCTACATCAGTTGGTGGCGTTAGCTTGTATGGCAATTACATTGTCGTATCGGTTACATCTGAAAGCGTATTCCGTATTTCTGCATCTACATCCGCCACATCAACAACCAATGCATTGATAAATAGCGGCGATGTTCGCCTTATTTATTATAACGGCATTGGCCCTCTTCCTCCGGGAAGCGGCTACGGTATTGGTGGGTACGGTCGTGGCGGATATGGAACGGGTATTCCCCCCGTGGATGGAACTGGTACGCCAATCAACGCGACAGATTGGACATTAGACAATTGGGGCGAAACTCTAATTGCGAGTCCTCTGGACGGCCCAATTTATCGCTGGAACCCAACTAGCGGCGATCCTGTTGCTCTGAACATTGCAAACGCACCGCCTGTCAATGATGGCATGTTTGTCGCGATGCCGCAGCGTCAGATCGTTGCGTGGGGGTCAACATTTACAGGTATTAAAGACCCGTTGCTCATTCGCTGGTGCGATGTTGACAATTACGATGTGTGGGTCGGAACCGTTGTCAATCAAGCAGGCAGCTATCGCGTTCCAAAAGGATCGCGCATCGTTCAGTGTATTCAAGGTCCGCAACAAAGCTTAATTTGGACCGATCTTGGCATCTGGGCGATGCAGTATGCCGGTCCTCCTTACGTCTATCAGTTCAACGAGCTTGGCACGGGTTGCGGCCTTATCGGTCGAAAAGCTGCTAGTTCGGTGAACGGTGTCGTTTATTGGATGGGGCAAAGCCAATTTTTCCGGCTGTCTGGTAACGGTGTTGAGCCCATTCGTTGCCCGGTCTGGGATGTCGTATTCCAAGACCTCGACACGGCAAATCTCGATAAAATTCGCGTTGCCCCAAATAGTCGATTTGGTGAAATCACTTGGTATTTCCCAACGATTAGCAATGGCGGCGAAAACGAAGGCTATGTCAAATATAACTTCGTTCTGGATCAGTGGGATTACGGCTTCAACAGCACCGAAAACCCTTACGTTGCCCGTTCGGCTTGGATTAATGAATCTGTTCTTGGCCCGCCAATTGGCGCGGGTTTGAACCGTTATATTTTCCAGCATGAAACGTCGCAAAACGCGGACGGCGTAGCGATGAATTCCTACTTCCAAACCGGATACTTTGCTTTGAGCGAAGCCGATGTGAAGATATTCATCGATCAAGTTTGGCCGGATATGAAGTGGGGATATTTTGGCGGCATTCAGGAAGCCAATATCAACATGACGTTCTATGTCACGGATTATCCCGGACAGACGGCCATAACTTATGGTCCGTTCACTCTGACACAAGCAACAACTTTTATCACGCCGCGTTTCAGGGGCCGTCTGGTGTCAATTCGAATTGAGAGCAATGACATCGATTCATTCTGGCGTCTTGGTAATTTCCGTTACCGACTGCAACCTGATGGGCGTTTCTGATGACAGCTTCACTCGGTGACATACTTACCACGCAGAAAAACGGCGTCGTTGCGATCAACAATCTTGCCCAGAATGTTGGTGTTCTTTCTGCTGTGTATCGTGGCGGCCCACAGCCTGCTACGGGCGCAACTACGACTACGGGGATTCTATATACGGTTCCAACTGGACAGCAATTTACACTTACCGACATTGAAATTTGCAATGCATCTGGAACAGCTACGACGTTCAGTATTTATCTCGTAGCATCTGGTGGCTCTGCTGGCGCATCGAATGCGCTGTTCTTCAACGCGCCAATCAGCGGGAATACTACTGTTCAATGGACCGGCAGCACCGCGCTATCTACAGGCTCAACAATTCAGGCGTCGGCTGGCGCGGCTACCGTGACAATTAAAATTTCAGGAGGAGCAACGTAATGGCTATTACGGTTTATCCTCCTTATGGATCGTCCTCTAATCCGTCTACTGTCACTTTTGCCGGTGGCAATGTGGACGCATTTGGTCGCCTTCGCGTATCAAGTCCGTTCACTATCTTTGATAGTCAAAGTCGGTTTGCTCCTGACATTCACTATAGTTATGTAACGGGGACGGGTGGGACGACCAGTTACAATACCAATCAATCATCTGTTTCGCTCAACGCAACAACATCGTCCGGCTCTACGGCGGTAGCGCAAACTTTCCGCGTTTTCCCGTATCAACCCGGAAAGAGCATGCTGATTTATCAGACATTTGTCATGAATGCTGCCAAGGCAAATTTGACACAGCGCGTGGGTCTTTTTAGCGCCTATAACGGCGTTTATTTGGAGCAAGGCGCAAATGGTGTGACATTTGTTATTCGCACATATACGGGCGGCTCTGTGGATGACAGCCGATATGTTGCTCAGGCAGACTGGAATGGGGACAAGCTCAATGGCACTGGCCCTTCGGGCCTCACACTTGATCTGACCAAAACGCAAATCTTGTTTTTTGATGTTGAATGGCTCGGCGTTGGTAACGTCCGCTGCGGATTCATCATCAATGGGCAATATATTCTTTGCCACACATTTCAAAACGCTAACCAACCTACATCTACAAAAGTGTACATGCAGACAGCTACGCTGCCATTGAGATATGAGATTACGAATGCTGCGGCGACAGCAAGCGCATCTACGTTGACAATGATCTGCGCCACAGTCATTTCAGAAGGCGGGTATGATCAGGTTTCCGCGCCTCAAATTGCTAGACCGACAGGAAATGGCGTTACAATAGCCAACAATACAGGGCTTACGTTCACGCCTCTGGTGTCCATACGGATCAACTCGTCCTATTTCGGGGCAGTTATTATCCTGTCAATCGTCAATTTTGTTGCGACAGCACAAGGCAACTACGAAGTGGTTTTGGTTCGCAACCCAACATTGACGGGCGCAACATTTGCCGCAGGCGCAATTTCCAGTAGCATGGTTGACGTTGACACCGCAGCGACAGCTTGCACGGCGACTGCTGATAATATTGTTCAGACGGACTATGTGGTGTCCACAAATCAAGGTTCAGTTCCGATTATTGCGCCATTCGGATATAATTTTGATCTTCAGCTTGGCGTCAGTGCGTCCTTGTCTGGTAACGGGTTCAATGCGAGCGACGTAGTGACACTTGCCGCTCGCGGCATCAGCAACAGCCCTGCTGGTTCTGGAATTGGTTCCATCGCTTTCTACAACCTGAGCTTGTGACATGCCCCTGAAAAAAGGCTCCTCCCAAAAAACTGTTAGCGCCAACATCAGCGAGTTGGTTCATTCTGGCCGTCCGCAACAGCAGGCAATTGCGATTGCTTTGAAGACAGCTAGAGAGACAAAAGCAAACGGTGGTGCGCCATTTTTTGGCGCTCCGGCTGACATAAGCACCGAAAAAATTCATGTTGGACCTATCCATAGCCCTGTTGCTGGCAGGACAGATCATCTTCCCATGCACGTTGCATCGGGTTCGTATGTGATCCCGGCTGACATCATTTCGGCTATGGGTGAAGGCAACACCATGGCTGGCTTCAAAGTGGCAAATACTATTTTTACGCCAGTTCCTAATATGGCTGGATTGCCCGGGGAAGACGCGCAGCTTGGTCTGCCGGGTAAAGCAGCCGGTGGTCCTGTGCAGCCCGTCCCGATAGTTGCTGCGGGCGGAGAGTATGTAATCAGTCCTGACGATGTGTCCCGCCTTGGAAAGGGCGATACAGATTTAGGGCATCAAATCTTGGATGCATTTGTAAAGAAAATGCGTCGTAAGACAGTGGAGACTTTAAAGAAGTTGCCGGGTCCAAAGAAAGACTAAGGGGGTCTTATGGGCGAAGATGTAAATGTAAGAATCGGTACGCCGGATGATATTCATGGGATCATGGAGATCGCACTGGATATGTGGGAGGAGTTAGGAATTGTTCCTCCTTCTGCTGAGAAAATCCTGAAAGAGGTTTGGGAGGCTCTCAATCAAGAGAGCGGCCTGATCGGAATTATTGGTGATCCGGGCGGTCGAATTGAGGGTGGAGTTCTACTCAGGATTGGCTCCATGTGGTATAGTGATGAAAAGGTTTTGGAGGAGCGCGGGATTTTTATCCATCGTGACTTCAGGGCGGTAAGAGGAGGCCGCGCTCGGCGTCTCTGTGAGTTCTCTAAAGAAACGGCTAATGCGCTCGGAATACCGCTGCTGATTGGCATTCTTTCGGATCACAGAACCCAAGCTAAGGCTAAACTTTACGAGCGTCAGTTTGGAAAACCAAGCGGAGCGTTTTTCCTCTACGGTGGAACGACCGGATCGGTAAAGGAACACTGATATGTGCGGCGGCAGTTCAACTACAGTCCAAAAGACCGAAATCCCCAAAGAGGTGATGGAGCGGTATAAGAAAGTAAATGAGCGGGCTGAAGCTGTCGCCGCAGAACCTTTTAAGGCATACACTGGACAATTCGTTGCCGGTCTTTCCCCAACTCAGTTGGCCGGTATTGCTGGCACTAACGCCGCTGCCGGTATCGCACAACCTTATTACAGCACCGCTGCCGGAATGACGCTCGGCGGCGTTCAGGATGTCGGTCGCCTCACCGCAGATCAGATTGCCCAGTATCAAAACCCATATACTCAGTCGGTCATCGATCCCACGATCAAGGCTTTGCGTCAGCAGCAGGGTCAGGACTTGGCCCAGCAGCAGGCTCAGGCCATCAGGTCTGGCGGCTTCGGTGGAGATCGCGCTGGCATTGCTCGTGCAGTTTCTATGGGCCAGCAGGATTTGGCTCGCGCTCAAGTCGAAGGTGGTCTGAGGTCTCAGGCTTATCAACAGGGCGTTCAAACCGCAGTTGGTCAGCAGGGTGTTGCTGCGGCTGATTTGGCTCGTCGCCTGCAAGGCGCGCAGCAGTACGCTCAGATGGGGGCTGGCGCTCAAACGGCTGCGCTTCAAGGTGCAGGTGCTCAGTTGCAGGCTGGTCAGCAAGAGCAGGCTACTCAGCAGGCTGATCTCACGGCTAAATATCAGCAGTTTCTTCAAGAGCGCGGCTTCCCGTATCAGCAGGCTCAGTTCCTCGCAAACATCGCGATGGGTACTGGCGCTTTGTCGGGCTCGACCACGACGACCACGGGACCATCCTCGTTCTTCTCGGATCGTCGCCTGAAGGAGGACATTCGCATCGTTGGTAAGACCCACGATGGTCAGCCGATCTATACCTATAAGTACAAGGGCGACGATACGACCCACATGGGCCTCATGGCTCAGGACGTTGAAAAGAAGCATCCGGAAGCCGTTGGCGTGGCCGGTGGCTATAAGACTGTGGATTACGAGAAGGCGACTGATAGCTCGGCTCGTAAGCAACGTGCATACGGCGGCGGTCTTGACCCGATGAATTCCATGGGCGGCGCTGTCATGCCTCAGAACATGGGCGAGGGCTATGCTGTCGGCGGCTATGCGGCTGGTGGTCTCCCCGGAATTAATGAAATCCTTGGTCAGCGCGCCTCGATGTATGCTGGCCTGTTGGGCGGCGAACCTAGTGCAGAGCCCTATGGCGCTAAGTTCCCTATCGTTCAGAGTTTGAAGCCGCCGGGTGACATTCGCTTCAGAGCGCCAAAGCTTGAAGAAAAGAAAAACGAAGCGGCTCAGGCGCTTTC